CAATAGCCGCATCTGCAATTCTTACTCCATGATAGGTTTCAAATTTTTCCTTCAATCCCCGTAAAATAGAAATAGTATCTTCCACATCCGGTTCATTGACTAAAATAATTTGAAATCTTCTTTCCAAGGCCGCATCTTTCTCAATGTATTTTCGATATTCATCTATGGTAGTAGCTCCTATCACTCGAACTTCTCCACGAGCCAACATCGGTTTCAAAATATTCCCCGCATCCATAGCTCCGCTTGTTTTTCCAGCTCCTACAATCGTATGAATTTCATCGATGAATAAAATAATATTTCCTTGGGATTCCTCTACTTCTTTTAGAACCCCTTTCAATCTTTCTTCAAATTCTCCTTGATATTTTGCTCCGGCAATCAAAGCTCCCATATCCAAAGAATAAATCACCTTATTTTTCAAAGAATCCGGAACATCTCCGTTTAAAATTCTCTGAGCCAAACCTTCTGCAATAGCAGTTTTTCCTACTCCCGGTTCTCCAATTAAAATCGGATTGTTCTTTGTTCTACGAGAAATAATTTGAATGGCTCGACGGATTTCACTATCCCTTCCAATAATAGGGTCGATTTTTCCTTCTCTTGCCAATTCTACTAAATTTTTTGCATATTTTTCCAAAACTTCATAAGTTTCTTCCGGGTTTTGACTTTCCACTTTTCGATTTCCTCGAACATTTTTTACCACTTTATCAAATTCTTCGACTTGAATTCCCAATCTTTTTAAGATAGGAGTATTTTTTATCAAGGCTCGAAACAAATGTTCCACACTCAAATAAGAATCTCCCATTTTCTTCATGGTTTCTTCTGCTTCTACTAACACTCTATGAGTTGCAGGAGAAAGAGAAATTTCTTGTTCATATCCTCCCTGTACTCTAGGCATTTTTTCTAATTCATGTTCCAATTCCTGATAAATAAAATGAATATTCAAACCCATTTTTTCCAATACTTTTGGAATTAATCCCTCTTTATTTTCTAGTAATGCGTAAGCTAACATCTCCGGCTTTATCACTTGTTGTTGATATTTTACTGCTATATTTTTTGCTTCGTTCATTGCTAAAATTGAGTTTTCTGTAAACATATTACTATTCATGTTCATCCCTCCTTTTCAAAATTAGCACTCTATTAATATGCTGGCTAATAATTCTTTTATACTCCTCCTTTTCCTTTTTGTCAAGAATTTTTTTATTTCCGTCTAATTTTTGTAAATTGCAATAGTAAGTGTCACACTATGAAAAATATTCTGAACTTTTCTCATGAAATCATTTTCTAAGCTATAACAAATAGGACACAAAAAAGCACCCTCTCTTTTATCTGAGATTATGGGTGCCGTGTAATTATTTCTATTTTTTATTAAAATGGTCCTAAATTGATAAATACTGCAAAAGCAATCAAAAGAAATTGTAAAGCTAACAAAATGAGAAATAAGGGAGCAAAAAATTTATACCATTTTGATAAACTGCAACCTGCAATGGCACAATCTACTGCTGCCTGAGTTGGCCAAAATAGGTTAGAAAATCCATCTCCAAATTGAAAGGCCACGACCGCTATTTGTCGATTTAATCCAATAATATCTGCAATCGGTGTCATAATTGGCATAGAAGTTGCCGCTTGTCCACTTCCGGAAGGAATAAAAAAATTGATTAAATTTTGAATGATAACCATCCCCATAGCTGCTATCATCTTAGGAACTCCTAAAATCATATTCGCTAAATAATAACATACACTATCAATAATTTTTCCCTCTCTCATAACGATAATCAAGGCTCTTGCCATTCCGATTACCAAACAAGCATAAACAATTTCTTTATAAATATTTACTGCAGCAGAGCAGGTTTCTGAAAGAGAAAGACCATTTACAATTCCAATCAGTAGCATACTAATTAAGAAAATAGCAGAAATTTCTTCAAAATACCATCCTTGATAAATAGAACCAAGAACAAAAATAACTATGCTTCCTACGAAAATAAGAAGAGAAAGAATATCTTTTTTAGACATTCTCTTTTGAATTAATTCCTCTTTCGTTGTTGTCATTAAATGACTGAAATCATCTCCATATACAAAACTTTTTCTTGGATCTTTTCGAATTTTATGAGCATAGCTCATACAAAAAATCGTATAAGTCGTAACAAAAACAAAGAAACACAAAACTCGAAACCAAAGTCCCGAAAATAATGGAAGTTCTGCAATTCCTTGTGCTATTGCTGTTGTATATGGATTGACAAAGGCAGCAGCAAAACCAACACCTACCGATCCCATAACAACAACGGCTCCCAAAAGAGCATCATATCCCAGAGCTAAGGAAATTCCCATTACTACCGGAATAAATCCATAAGCTTCTTCATACATCCCAAAAGAAGCTCCCATAAGAGCAAAAATCCAAATTAATATTGGCAATAGCAGACGATCATGTTTTCCCATGACTCGTATTAAACTTCCAATTCCGGAATCGAAAGCTCCTACATGAATCAACATACACATATAGCCATACGAAATCATAGTAAAAAAAATGACATCTGAGGCATCCACAAGTCCTGCCAGTATTGAAGCAAACATTCTAAATGGGCTAACTGGGCTCGCCTCTACAAAATGGAAACTCGTTGGAACAACAATGTTTCTCCCCGTAGCTTCATCTAGCACTCTTTCAAACTCTCCGGCTGGAATTAACCATGTCAATATGGTTACAAATACAAGAATGCCTCCAATAATTAAAAATCCATGCGGCATTTTCCAAGTTTTTTTCTCTGTCATAAAATCCCTCCTTATAAAATCAACTTTTTTCAAATTTCTAAGATATAAAAAAGAAATTTTTCCTAACTATTTTTTTAGTTTCACAAAGAAATCATTTTCATAATAAAATTTCTAATATTATATAATTAATTTACCAAAGAATGTCAAGAAGATTTTTTAGAATTTTAAGGCTCTTCCTTGCATTTCTTCTTTTTTTATAATAAAATATACAAATATAAGGTATTATGAAAGGAGTACAAAAAGCAATGAAATTTAAGCATAAAGAAAGAAAAGAAATCTTTCGAAATGATGTTGTCACTGTCTATAATGAAGACTTGGTATTACCAAATGGAAAAGAGGTCAGTTGGACCTTCACAGGGAAAAGGGAAGTGGTGGCTATTTTGGCTTTGACAGAACATCAAAGCGTTATCATGGTAGAACAATATCGTCCTGCAATCCGAAGAGAATTTTTAGAAATTCCTGCAGGTCTAGTGGAGAAGAATGAACTCCCTTTAGAAGCAGCAAAAAGGGAATTAGAAGAAGAAACAGGATATCAAGCAAATAGTTGGACGAAAATTTGTTCTTACTTTGGAAGTGCAGGAGTCAGTGATGGAGAGTATCATTTATTTTTAGCAAAAGAACTAAAAAAAACTCAGCAACATTTAGATGAAGATGAGTTTTTAACTGTGAAAGAAATTCCTTTACATGACATTTCTGTCTATGATTTGCATGACCCGAAAAGCATTATTGCTTTCCAATATTTGCTTTTAAAAAAATAAGCCATATTTTCTATTGATTTTAAACAAAAATCTATTTAAATATTTTGTCTTTGGTTCTGAAATGGTTCTATATCATTTTCAGAACACGAAAAAAGGGAGTTTTTAGCTCCCCTTTTTTTGATTTTCGACATATATATCGCTTACCCTTTTCTGCAACCTAAGATATGTTCTCTGATTAACTGAATATCTTTTTTAATATCGACCATATTCGATTGAATTGTAGATTCTAATTTTTCCACCTTTTTATCAATTTCTTTGTCCCTTGCGTCACTCCATTCTCTAAAATTCTTGGTATCTCGGTCATATAGTTCTTTATCTAACTTCTTGTTGATCCAAGACATCAAGTATTTATGATAGCCAAAAATTGCTCCTCCGACCGTTAAAAACAATAGTAATGTTTCTTTTTCCATTATTCCCCCTTGTTGTATTTCGCTTCGACGTATGATTTGCTGAATCTACTTGCCGTTTTAGAACCGAATAAGAAACCGAACAATAATTGAACTGCTTCTGAGAAACCTTTGTCCATGATTAAGATTGGTGTTTCTTTTCCGAAAATCACGAACCCTACCATGACCAGAAACATGATGATGTGCATGATTAACCAAGATAACATAATCAAAGGAATCACTCCATCTCGGTTTTTCGTTCCCATTTTTTCTAAGAATGTGGCTTTCGCTTCCCAACTATCCACTTCAATTTGTGCTAATTTTGCTTGCATTTCCAATTTTGTGGCTTCATTGGTAGGAATAAATTTGCCAATAACCCCCATAATCGTATCAATTGCCATTTCTGAAAGTTTCATTTTCTTCCTCCTCTCGTAATAAAGCTTGCAATTGCATTTATGATAGGTGCAACTGCATAGATAATTCCACAGGTAAAACCGAGTATAAAAGGACTGCTACTAACGTATTGATAAAGACTATCTATCATATATCAACCTCCTTAATAAACTTCACAAAGAAATCCACAACATCGCTTTCTACAGAAAACTTCAAAGCTTCGTTGGGATTGCTTCCAAAGAAAGGTTCTACTAGGATATAAGTATCTTTGCTATGACAAATCCCATAAGCTCCTCTTGTATTGTCATTTACCACTGGGATAATTCCATGTGTTTCTATGTATTTTCCAAGTACCTTTCCTTGTTTTAGCCGTATTTTACTTCCAAAGGTATTTTGAAGCCTTGCCATGAAGATACTAGCCAGTTCTTTCGCTTGTTCGTTTTTATGATAAACCAAGCATTCACATCCATGTGCCTGTGGGCTTCCTGCATTGAAGTGTAATTCTAGGCAATACTTATAGTTGTGCTTATTTAACTCTTGCAGGACTTCCCGCATTTCTTGTCCATAATATTGCTTTGGTTTTCTTTCGTAAATATCAACTAGTTCCGGTATCTCAGTTTTGATTTTTTCTGCGATCCGTTTCCAGTAATCGAATTCCGAGCCTACGATATTGGAATAGGCTCCTTTACTTCTTTGATTATGTCCTATGATTAAAGCTATTTTCATTCTTCTACCTCCTTATATTCCCAATAAGCATAGACTTAAGATAATGCTTACATACATTACTCCGAATAAAAAGCCTAGTATGAATCTCATATCCGCCTCGAGAAACATATCCCTCACTTCCAAGACATACCTCCATAACTTCCTCATTTTTTTACACTCCCCATTTGATTTTCTCAATTTCTTCTACTGTTTCTGCCTTTTCTAGCTCTAGCCACATTCTTTTGTTGTCTTCAAAGATAGCTTTTTTTCTAGCTCCCCATATCGCAACAACTTCTAATAGTTCTTGCACTGTGAACTCATGGTAAAAATTGTCTTTCATTCTCCATTCGACCTTATCGGATTGTTTAGCTTTTCCCAACATCATCAGAAAGCCATATTGTTCAAAGTTATGGATATCTGTATATTCCCGTGTTTGGAAAATAAATCCCTTGTAGTTCGTATCTTTGTCTATTTTTAGTTGCCGTTCTACTTTCCATTTCTCGTTTACGATGTCTTTAACTTCCTTTATATCCACTTCCCACTCTTTCCCATTCCATGTATGCCATCTACTAGGTTGGTCTAGTGTCTTGAAGTCTTGCGATGTTTCATCAAAGATTTCGCCGATTTTCAAGGTATAAAGCCCATTGTCGTACAGTTCTTTCTTTGACTTTCTCCGCACTTCTTGTTTCTCTTTGTCGTAAAGAAATAAATCAATATCATAACTTTCTTCAATTTCTAAGGCGATAAATGTTTCTGTTTCTGTGTTTTCTGGTGTTTTTTCATCTAAATCCAAAACGTTGTAAGGTATCATATTTCCTTGTTTTAGGTCTTGTACTCTAAATATATATTTCTTCATATCCTACTCCTTTGCTGTTAGTCGAATCTCAATTTCTTTTCCTGCTGAGCGCTGTATTTTTTCAATAATGTAATCACTATAGCCATAATATTGGTATTTCGTGTAAGCTGCTTGGTGGAACGTAATCACATGGTCTTCATATTCTAACGTTAATGTTTTGAAATATGGTTTAGTATCCTCCGTTTTTAGTGTGATATAGCTGTCATAGATAAAGAAAAGAGTGATGGTTTTTCCGTTTAATTTTTGAGGAGTAATACTCCCCAATCTTCCCAAATCATATCCATAATCTCCATCATCATTTCTCTCTACGACTAATTTATACACGTTTTCTTCAAATTGTTTATAGCAATCCTTTAAAGAAATGATTCCGCTTGGTTTTTTTGCCAATGCTCTTACTCGATAATCGTTTAGTGAGATAGGTCCATACACTCCTAAATTTTGTCTAATATCGTTTAGTGAGATAGGTCCCTTGCTAGGAATTGCCATACTTCTCCACCACCTTTTCTAATCTCTCTATTCTTTCTAATAGAACTTTATTGATTTCGATACATAGCCCAACCAAAGCATTGTAATCCACTGATTTATATCCTTGATTTTGCACCGCTTGTGGCAATATTTTTTCCACTTCTTGTGCAATCACTCCGGCTGATTTTTTGCCATTTTTCTTCCATTCGAATGTAACTCCTCGGATTTCTCTTAGCTTTTCCAAAGGATTTTCAATGTTTTTAACGTTCTTTTTTAGTCGGATATCGGAATATGCCGTCACGTTGCCTTGAGACAGAATATCTCCTTTTACGGTTAGATTTCTTTGGAATGTTGTGGATTCATCTAATTTAGCGAGATTAGAAGTATCTATACTTCCACCACTTCCCGATTCTCCTTTTAACTCTTTGTAGTCATAGAAGTAAGTTCCCTCTCTACGTACCCCAAGTCTTGTTCCGTCCCAGATAAATTCCAATCCTTTTCCATCGTTTCCATTTTTTCCAGGTTCGCCTGTTGCCCCTTTTTCTCCCTCTTTGCCAATCAAAGAAGTGTTAGATATTCTGTACCCGTCATACATCAAGTATCCTGTGCTTGTTAGCGTTAGTTTATTCTTCATATCCTCTTTTTTTAGATACTCCGTTAAGTCTGGCAATTCAGCACCGCCACTTCCACTGTTATTTACTTGCCCTTTTAATTTGATTCCATATACTACACAATTTTCTGTACTGCTTAATAAAATTTGAGATTCCTGCACCTGTCCTGATGAGTACCAAAATTTAAATTCTGCCCCAACTTTCGCTGGAATTATCGTGGTTTGTTGAGTGTTGTGTATTTGTAAAAATTGATAATTAGATAAAGGTTTCCCAAACACTAAATTTTTACTTCTTCCTTCAAATATCTTCTCAAATTCTATTTTTAAGGGACTTGCAGTTCCCCCTCCCACACTTGACTGTGGTACTGTAAAACTCACATTTTTATTAGTGTTGTTTGTGAGAGCAAATTGCAAAGTAACTGTATCCTCCTCTTGATTGGACGTGATATTTTTGATTCCTACTCCGTCAACTCCTATCGTTCCAGGAGTTCCCTCGGCACCTTGTAGGTTCTGATAGGTATAGTTATAAGTCCCTGCTTGGCGAACTCCTAATTCTGTGCCTCGCCACTTAAATTCAAGCCCTTTTCCGTCTTCTCCTTTCTCTCCTTTCTGACCTTGTTGTCCTGCGACTGTCGGAATCTCTACGACAGCACTTTGGCCATCGCCATATTCCAATCGAACCTGGTTATTATTCAAAGGTGTAACAGATGTAACACCAACACCTCGTTCTCCCTGTGGTCCTCGTGTTCCCGGTTCTCCTTTGTCGCCCTTAGGTCCTTTCAAATCCTTGTAGGAATAACTCCAATCTCCCTCTTTTCGTACGCCTAATTCCGTTCCTTTCCAAGTGAATTCTAAATTTTTTCCAGGATTTCCCTGTGGACCTGTTTCCCCTCGTAATCCTTGCTGTCCTTGTGGACCTGGTTCCCCACGTTGCCCTTGGCTTCCTTTTTCTCCTGTATATCCTCGAGGTCCCTGCTCTCCAACAGGTCCTCTTTCTCCTGGATTTCCTTTCTCCCCTCTATCACCTTTTAGGTTCTTTTTTTCTTGTTGAATGTAATCTTTTAACTCTTGCTTAATACTATCCCCCTCCGCTCGAATAGAGGTTGTGGTAATCTCGATGGCTTGTGTAATAGCTTGCTCTACTTGGGCATTACTAAACGCCTGCCCTAGCTTGGTTTCTTTCGTTTTAATCGTAATATCCTCTAGCGTCACACGATTGCTACCGCTTACTAACGTAATTCTCAATGTCGTCCAACCGTTGACTGTAAAGCAACTGTAATGAATCGGAAATGTTACCTCATTTTTCTCGGTAATTCTCACTGTTTCCGCAGAATATTGCCCATTCGGAAGTAAATACTTACATTCTAAATTCTTCCCTTGCAAGCTACTTTCTCCGAACATATATAGAAATTTTAAGTGGATATGTGGTAGTCCTTTATCTCCAGTCGCAAAGATATGCCCATCCACCACTTCGCAGCGGTTGGAATGGACTAAAACATTTGTAATATGTTGCATTTCTTACCTCCTTAATGCTTGTAATTTCGGAACTTGGAACTCTTGAATTTTTTGCAAGTATTCTTCCTTGGTTACTATTTTTGGTTCTTCTAGTGTTTTAAAGTAGTTTTCTGCCTTATACACTCCGTCTAAGAACGTTTTCCCAAAGGTCGCAAACATCATCAAACTTTCTAAGTTCATAGTATGATGGAAGTTGTCTTCGAAATACCAATCTGTGGTTTGTTCTTGCCCTACTAATTTTGCGGCGATTAGGAAAGACATTGTTGTCCCCATGTATGTAATGTCTTTCTCCCGACAACGTTGTCTGTGATTTACTCCATCAACCTCATAATCGAAGCCGTACTCTAGTATTTCTGCCTTGATATCATCAATTTTCTTTTGACAAAACTTCTGGAATCCGTCCTGGTCTACTACTTGCCACTGTCCCTCAATTTTTCTGTGATATGGACTTGGCTTATCATTTGCACTGTAAAACACGTCATATTGCAAGTCATACTCCCAATCCCCCGGAATGGTATCTCCCTCATACTCCAATAACTCCCCAAAGTTCGTGATTTGCTTATAGTTTGGAATTGCCGTAGGCGCTTGAAAAATAACCTCAGCACTTCCTAATTTTAACCTCTCTTTATTTAGATAAAAAAACATATTCCCTCCTTATTCTGTTTCAAACGCTAAATACTGTACCGTTCCTTCTCCTTGTATATCTCCAAGCGTAGAAGTAGCGGCACTTGCTGTGATAGAGAATCCTGTGAAATCCGCCAGTGTGATAGTTTTTAATATTCCAATGTATTTACTTGAGTGATACTCTGTCCAGCGGTCTCCATGGCTACCTTTTTCTCGTGCGCTAGCGTAATATTTTTCTATTTCATAATCTTTTTCTAAAATAGTAATTCGCATCTTGTACTTCAGATTTGTTCTTTTCTCATATCTTTTTAAAAGATTCATAACCTGTGAAAAATCGATTTCATTCATATTAAAATTCGCTCTATATGCCCAATAATTCTCTTCAAAAGAACATGGAACCTCGTATTCTTTTGCAATCAACACTTCTTCTGTATCCTCTTCTACTCGTAGAATTTCTAATTTAAATTTTGGAGTTTTCAAAACTTTCGATTCTTTCTTTCGGAACTCGTAATATTGAGAAGAAGAATTACTAACATTTTGAAGTTCTATTTTTTCGCTGTGTCCTTTCAATCTTCCTTCAATCCCTAACAAAGTACTCTCTACCGCGTTTTCTGTACTCCATTCTTGCCCAACTACCTTGATTGGCTTTGGCTCTATGTAGTGTTCGTTGGTTGCTCCTAGATAGAATTTATAGGTTGGCCATGGTGTATTGGTGGTATTTTCTGCCTTACAAATGATGTCAGACAAGTTTTTCCCAAAGGATACGGTACTTAAGGCGCAGATGATTTGAATAGGTTGCTTGAATCCTACTAGTTCTATTGTTCCTTTTCCTTTGCTGTCTGTCTCGACAAGTCCGCTTCTACTGTTCCCCATTCTCGATACTTTATATTCGATATTCTGGAATGTTCGGAACGTCTCGATACTTCCTTGATTGATTTGTAGCCGTTCATTCGTTCCTTTACTGACGATATTGACGTTCCCATCAAAGACCGTGTTCCCTGTTACGACAAAGTTCCCCTGTTGTAGCCTACTTTCATAACTATCAAAGTTCCCTGTTACTTGTGTTTCAAAGTTTGAAATGTTTTTATCCATTTTTTGATATTCTTCTTGTAACCTCGTCAATTGACCATTTGCATTCACCAACTGTGGATTTATTTCCTTTTTATAATCTTCAAGCTTTTTATCGCTCTCTTGTTTCGATTGTGTGATTTTCTGCTCCAAATCCCGTTTATTCTCACTATCCGCTTGTGCCAAGTTATTGATATTTCTGTCTAACTCTTCCTTATTCTGATTTACCTTACCCTCAACTTCATTAGCCTTGGTATCGTCTGTATAAGATAAAGCTCGCCAGTCGTACACGCTAAACTGCCCTTTTTCTTTCGTTTGCTGACAAACTTGGACTTTATCATTCTTTACCCACAAATCTCCCTCATCGTAGGGTGGTCTTGGAGTCTCTACGAATACACGACGTTTCTTGTCTGCCGTATCCTTTGCTTTCCTTGCTTCTTCTAAAGCCTTAGCAACGTCTGTATCTGCGATTTCTGTCCATTTATACGTACTGTAATATCCGTTGCTATCTTTCATAAATCGATAAGACTTCCCGTTTTTGCTATAATACAAGTCTCCTACGTGCTTTTCTTTCTCAGATGTCGTTGTCCAATCGCTCGCAGGCTTGTTATACAGGGTAGGCTCGTCATCGTAGAACCACGTTTCAATCACGCCATCCAACTGTGATTTTATCGATTCAATGTCTGTCTGAATGCTTTGTGTGAATTGTTGCAACTTCCCATCTGCATATTTCTGTGCCGCGATTTTGGACTTCTCTGCTTGCTGTTCTGCGTAAGTCTTGGCTAGTTGTAACTTCTCTTCCGCTTGCTTCTTTGCTTCTTCTGTTGCATTCTTATCTGCTCTAATCTGTTCTGCTTCTGTCAAAGCATCTGCATATCTTTGCGCTGCTTCTTTGCTTGCTTGTGCTGTTCGGCTTGCTTCTTCCTTAGCCTGTTCTATCTTAGCTTCCAACGTTCTCTTATTTTCTGCATTTGCCTCTGCTAGATTATTGATATTTCTGTCCACATCAGATAATTTGTCGGATAATTCCTGCCCATTTACTGTCTGCTGTAACTTTCCGTTTTTAAATATCAATCTGTTTTTTGTTGCTTCGTCCCCAATCGCAAATATTACATCTTTCCATTTTTCATCCGTAGTGTCAGTAACTCCTAACAAAATTTGCGAAGTTACACGGTAAGGATTCGCGGGGTCTTTAATATTCAACGCAACCCTGTTGTTTGGATTTTCTGCTTCAAATTGCCCTAATTTATCGAACGTTACATGAGCCAACTCTCCATTTAAGCTTCCAAACTTCTCTCCATCATTTAACAGATAGGCTCCTACTTTATCTGCGGTTCCTTGCAGTTTTATAACGTTGCCATCCAAGCTGTTATATATTTTCATAGACGGAAGTATTTCTTTTTCCGAAATTGGGTTCCATACTCCGTTGTAGAATTTCTTCCATTCATTGGCATCAGGGTTTAGCCAAATGTCATTCTCTTCCACATTTTCCGTAGGAACTTTGTTCATTTTATGAAACTTAGAACGAACATCTCTATCTAGTTTTTTTAGTTCTCCACCTTGCTTTTTTAGTTCTTCTTCCACTGGACGTAAATCAATATAGCTTTCCTTTAGGGTTGCTGAATACTTGTTACTAATCTTCACTTCTCCCAATGGCTTCGTCATACTATCCGCCACGATATCCATGTAAAACTGATTTGGTCTTAGTGATATTCGGATACTTCGAACCTCAACTTCCTCTTGAATATCCTCTAACGTTAGATAGTATCTCTTCCCTATTTGTATGCTGTGTAAAAATTCAGTCGTAAAGGAATACTCTTTCCCATTCACGATGGCTTTCTGCATGGTTTTCCGAGCCAAATAGTCGGCTTGTTCCCTTGTTTGCACCATAGAAGACTTTGTAGAAGTCATCAAATTTTCTTGGCTTTTTTCCAGCACATTTGAGAACATCACGTTTGCTTCATTGCTCTCGTACATGGCCAGTGGTATCCCTTTAATCTCAAAGTTGTCGATATATAACTTATGGGGTAGAGGATTGTAGAATCTCACTTCCGCTCCTGTCGCACTCCAACTCTCTATCACGTAATGTTCCTTTTCCTTTAACGTGATATCGGTTTTGGAAGCAGGGTCATCCGAGGTAAAAAAATATCCCGTTGCTTTAGTAAGTACGGGATTGCTAACAGAAGAAGTAATGTAGCCAATTCGCATCGTGGGAACTTCTGTATCCTGGTTTGTGTTTGCTTCTGTAATTATTTTCTTCTGCAGATTAAACACCACCTGGTTTTCCAATTTTTCATATCTGTCATAAACTATCTTTACCCCATTTTGTAGGAGTTCTTTTTGCGATTCCTCGATGTGGTTTAATAAGTTGCTTCTATCGAATCGCAATCCCATATCCACATTGGAATCCCGCATCCGGAAGTGCAACATTCCATTTTGCGCATAAAGAATCCCATTGGTTGCCTCCAAAAAAGCTTGCAGTTTATCCACCCAACGAGTATTTTCTTCAAGATAGATAAACGGGATCCTCATATACTTCCCATCTGGAAAAATAGCATCCTGGAAGTCGCATTGGTCTTCTCGAAATCCCAAGGATATCGCTATTTTGTGCAGTAAAGAGTTTCCCTTATCTCCTGTATTACAAAAATATAAGTCGTAAAAGGTCATATCCTCTGCTACGACTTTATCGAACAGCTTATCATAACTATCCTTAATAGAGTACTCGAACGTCTCTACCCCTGTGTATTGCTTCGACCGTTTCGGGATAGTCGCCTTCCCATGAAGCAAATAGATAACATTCTCCACTTCATCCAGCACTTCTATCCTCACTTCATTCCCTGCTTCTATGAGTTTCTCATATAGCGTAAATTTCGCTTCCATAGAGGATATATATGAAGAATTGGGAAGAGTGATGTAACACTCCTCCACATAATCTGTGATATCCTTGCTTTGTGAGACGTTCACGACTCTCCCCGTATATCCTTTATATGTTAATGTCGATAATTTCATTTGTCTCCTCTCGGCCTATTCTGCCAAAGCTCTATCGCTTTTTGCGTCTGGTCGGTGATGATTCCTTGCAAATCTTCCAACCCATACACTTCTCGATAGAAGTTGTTTACCACACTTATCTCCACATTACTAGCTTTGTCTTGATAGTAAGCGTTGCCAAGTTTGTTTTCTTCTTTTACGAGATTGCTAATATCGTCAAATCCTCCAAATCCATTTGCTTCCATCTCGTATCCGAACTTCTTCATAATATTTTCCGTTAGATTGAAAGCTTCCTGAAAACTTCCTGCTTTCTCCAGCTTGCTTCGTAAATCTTCCGTATCGATAAATTTCTCTATCATCCCTTGATACAAAGCAGATTCTGAAAAAGCTTTTACTAAGCCGTTTTTTGTACTGTCATACAAAGACTTTCCTAAAGTTTCCGTAAAACTCTCATACTTATGACTTCCCAAGGCCGCTGACATAGCAGCGGATAAAGAAGTCGTGAGGTCATTTAGCCTGTTGTTAAAATCACTTTGAGGCAATAGCTTATTGATAAGAGATAAATCCACCCCGCTATCAAGCATTTGTCTCTTAATTGCATCTAATGATTTTTTAGCTTCTTTTTCTGAAAGTTCCAAGTTTTTAAATTTCGTAAAATCGAACTCGGATAACAGGTTTGAGAAGTCCAGTTTTCCACTTTTCTTCACATCTACCAACTTATCTGAAATCGTCTTGAACATTTCAGACATGTAAGAATCAATATCACTGAACGCGACATCATATGCTACAGAACTTGCATTTTTGTATATTTTCTCAAAATAGCTTTTAGAGGCGGTTAAGAATCCCCCATTTCCGTTCACGAATCCATCTATCGCATTGTTTCTTACATCTAACATAGAAGTGACAAGAACTTGATTGTTCTTTGCCATTTCCTTGATAGTTTCTGTATATTTTTCTCCTTCCAACCCAAGTTCTTTGAATTGTTCCGTATATTCTTTGATGAGCTCTTTTTCGGTTCGAAATTCCATTCCTGCAAAACTTTCTAAAGTGGATCCAAGGAACAAATCTGCTTTTTCTTTCTCTAAGAATTCGAGTTGTTTTGCGAATTCATGAACTTGCTTCTTCCATTCCTCGATAGAGGATTCTGTCAGATTTCTTCCCGTTGCTCGTCTTAGGGCCTCATGATTCACCTTATCTAACACTTTATCCAGTTGCTTCATTTCTGCATCCGTAAAAGCATCCAGCTCTGTCTTATCAAAGCCTAGATATTTTAAGAGTTCCGCTTCCGAAATATCCACCTTTGTGTAAGTGTCTTTTCTCTTCTTTCGGAATCCAGAACGGTACTTTTTAGAGCCTTTTTCCAGTGCGGTAATGTCTGCGAAATGTTTCCCACTTACCATAGAATCGTGCATCAAGTCAAAGTTTCGTTGTCCACCTGCGATGTATTTTAGAGTTGGATTTTTCGAAATATCCACTAATACTCGATCCGCAAACGTTCTAATCCGTTCGCTGTATTTTTCGATAGCTTGTGTCAATTGCTGTAGTGCCGAGATTTGTTTTTTGTAAGTTTCTTCATTTTCCTTATTTTGTGCATCAATCTTGGCTTTTTTCTTTTTACCGCTAGAACCAATAATAGAACCCACAGTAGCAGCAATTCCAATTCCAGCTGCAGCAATTCCGGCTGCAGCCCCTAAAGAAGCCATTCCGGCGGAAACAGAACCACTTGCACTAAACATTCCTGTGATAGAAGACAGACCGCCCCAATCTTTCATAGCACTCCCAATGCTAGCAGCACTTCCCAAGATATTCGCAAATCCTCCAATTGTTTTACTCCCTGTTGCACTTGCTAATTGAGAAAAACCATTTGCAGCAGTGTTCAAAGCGTTAATAGTTGCATTTAATTTATCGTTGTACTCTTGTTTTTTCCGGATTTCCTCTTCTTCTTGTCGTATTTTTTTATTAAGAAAATCCTTATCTTTTTCTAACTCTTCTATCTTTGAAGCGACCTGTTCATTCTCTAGTTTCTCTAATTCTTCAATAGTTTGAATTATGTTTTTAAGATCCGCTTTATCTTTTACCGCAGTGTCTTTGATTTCTGAATTTTTTTCAGATTCCTTTGTGTATTTATCAAGAATTTCTCCAACTTTTATATTGTTGATTTCAAAAGTCGTTTCTTTGAAATCTTGTTGCAATCGATTTAACAATTCCTTGTTGCCTTTTTCAATTGCCCCTCTCATGTATGATTGAATTGTAGAGATTTTCGATTTCAATTGTTCCAACTCTTTAGTACCTACAATGTCGTTAAAGATTTTCTGATTTTGCAAATCTTTCTTATAATTTTGATAAGTATATCGTTCTTCTCGGGAGACTTTTTCTTTCTTAGGCTTCTTTTCTAATTCTTTCTCCAAAGCATTTATTTCGTTAGCATATTTGGCTGTGTTCTTTTCTCCTAAAGCGACTAACCTCTTATAGATTTCCTGCTTCCCTTTTAAGTCCTTAGAAGCTAAGGTGTCCCATTTTGCTTTTAATTCTTCAATTTCTTTTGCCGCTTTTTCAGAAGCTTCATCTTTTACTGCTGTTTTTGGTATTTTTCCCCTCTCAACATCTAACTCTTGAGCATATTTGGAGTAATGCCTTGCCTTTGCGTAGCTCGTTTCACTCGAAACATTCAACACTGTTTCCAATTGCGCAGTCTGATACTTCATTGTTTTATTAAACTCATCATTCAATTTCTGAATATCCCCAATGTATCCATCAATTTTTTGATTTCGAATAACTTCATGCCTTGCAAATTCGATAGTGGCGGCTCTTTCTGCACTGGTCAATCCTCTCAGTCTTTGAGCTAATTTCTCTGCAGCTTTTTCATCCCCTTTTGCAGATTCCTCATGTAAATCGTGAATAGCCTGATACTGTGCTTTTCCGAATTTAGTGTTAGGATTAAATCCCCCATTTTTAGAAGCAATTCTGGCAATCTCTTCGTCAGATTCCATTTCGTATTTAGCGATTTGAGTGGCATGCTTTTCCAATGACCTTGAATGCTCTGCTATTCTATCTGATTGAAATTGTGCCAATGTTTTTTCCTTCAACTTCGCTATGACCGTGTCTAAAGCCCCCGCTAACTGTAAATAATGCTCTGCTTCTGAATCTATCTTCCCAAACAACTCTGGGTATAAAGCTAAAATCTGGTTATACAATTCTAGTCTTTCTTTTTCACTCTCCGGAGTATTCAAGCCTTGCAAATACAGTTCTGATAACTCAATGTATCGTTCTTTTAACTCATCGATGGATTGTTTTTCCTTTACAAAATCAAAGACATAATCAGTGACATCTTTCTTCGATAACATATTGTCTATTGCTTCTGCGATACCGTTGAACATGTGAACCGCTCTTGTAGCTCCCGGAATCAATTTTTGCCCTACGGATGTTGCGATATTGTCAATCAATCCTTCCGCTTTTTTCAAAGAGTTCGCATATCCGTCCACCGTTCTTTCCGCATCGCCTTGAATATGCGTTGTGATTTCCATCAATTTGTTGTATCGAAGTTGCATTTTTAGAGCTGTATCCAGTTCAGACCAGTTTGCTTTGATTCCTTGCGTTAGTGCATATTCCGCCATAACCGTATCATTTAAGATAATTCCAAATCGCTTCAATGCTTCTGTTTCTCCAGTCAAAGCGCCTTTGATAGCCGTAAACGCTTCATCATCCGTTACGTTAAAGAAAGATGAAAAGTCGGCGGTAAAAACGGCTAAGTCTTTAGAGATATTCTTGAAATACGACGTATCAAATCCAGCTCCTTTGAACATGGATCCGTAAATCGATGCAAAATTTTGAAGTTGGTAAATACTTCTACCGATCTTGTCATCTATTGTTTTTGCCCAATCCTCGACTTCTCTTTTCGAATTTCCAAATACTTGAGAGGTTACGTTCCCTAACTCATCCATTTTGGACGCTGCTCCTACGGCAAAATTCCCCAGCTCAAATATCTTCTTCCCGAGATAGGCTATTCCTGCGGTCTTAGCGACATTGGATAAGTTTAATAAAGAGTCTGTCAATTTGCCAGAACTCCCCGAACTTTTCTCATTTTCCTTTGCAAAATTCTTTAATTCATCTGTAGCTTTATGCAAATCCTCAGAAAACAATTCTAGTTGTTTCGAAAATTTATCCTGCATTTCGATGACAGTTTGCAATTGCTTCTTTGCCATATCTCCTCCTTTCTATTTTCTTCTCTCTGAATCCACTTTATTGACCATTCGCAATATAAATTCTAATTTTTTCATAAGCCAGTAAGGATGTTCATCGTATCCTCTTGACAATGGTAGAAATACAATACTGAACCCAGCCATATACTTCCTATCGAAATAATGGAAGTATCGCATAATATCTTGCAATATTAAGTCATATTTGTCAGTGGCCGGAGTATGTCCTCCTAGAAAAAAAGAACAGGCCTTATAGTAAGCCTGCTCTATCTTCTTAGAAAACCCATATCACTTGCATGTTTATTCAAAGCTCGTTGCACATTTCCATATTCCTGAGGTTCCCGGTTAAAGAATTTCACTAGATTATTTGCTGTTAAATCCACTTCTTTGCCCTCCAATTGTAGTTTCACAGCTTGAGCCAACATAAACTCAAACTCCGGAGATTCTTCAAAAGGATAGTAGATAGCTTGTCTCTCCCGAATTTCTCGCTTCTTTTCTTCCCCATTCCCGTCCAAATACTTTTCCTCAATGAATCGCTCTTTTTCCCGAGGTTTGTGAATCAAATTCATCATGTTGCGGAAAGTTCCTATTGTTTCTAACACCAAGATATTCCCCGATTTTCCAAACTCTTGAATATCAGACACCTTGCTCTCCGTAATCGGCTCTATCTTTTTATCTTTTTCTTCCATCTACTTTCTCCTTACACTTCTGTATAATTTTCAAATGTAATTTTAATTGGGGATTTTGTCGCTTCATCATAATACGCTGTCAATTGCTTTGTCATTCCCCCTGCTCGTTCCAAATCCTTTGCTTCCGGTGCTTGGGATAACTTTACCTTAGGTAATTCTATCTTCACCAATTTGGTCGGTGTAGTAGATTCGGCGAACGTCAATTCCACTTTGTAGGATCCATTTTTTTGTAATAGTTCATGCCCACTCTTATAGCTTTGTTTATCAAAACTGTTAAATGAAATATCCAAAGTTACAGATCCTCTATCTGCTTGACGAATCACTTTATTATAAATAGAGTTCAAAGAGGCTTTTCCCTCTAGTTTATTATCAATCGTTAAATCAATAGATTCAATCTTTGCTGTCATATCAGATTCTTTTTCTTTCAGAACTGCTCCTAAACAAATCAAGCTTTCCCCTTTTGCCGTTTTCGGTTGGATACTCAACTTATTACTGTTTACTGTATGTTTTTTTCCGATGATAGAAGCAGTTGCTGTCACAAAAGATTCCATTTGAGCCGATAGTTTCAGACTGGAAACCAAACAATCTTGAGCATATTCTGAAATATCATCTTCGATATTATCCATCGCTAAGGTCAAGAACGTTGAAAATTTATCCGGTAAGAATTCCAGATTTTTTGTTTTCTTAGTTCCTTTAAATCCTGCTCCTTCCAACAAAATTTCCAATTGTCCGGTATTTGCTTCTATGGTCACATCTCCACTGACGTCCATCTTTGAGATAAATCCGTCTCGTTCCCATCTCCCGGATCCGATTGCCTGTGAGCTTACTTTATTTGTTTTTGGCATCACGGAATAAGAAGTAGCATCTAACACTGTCATATCAGTTACTTGTGCAGTTCCATCTCCGCTTTGTTTTCCTACTAAAAATCTAACATCCATGTTATCCTCTCCTTTTTACTGTTAGCGTTGTGGTAAAATGGGAAAAATCTAATACTTCTTTCTCTTCTTCCTCATCTTCCACTTCAATTTCATAATCTAAATTTATATATTCTTTCCTCAATACTGTGTCATCCGATAAGGCTTGTATAAGTTGTTCGTGCTCTTCCAATATCTTCATAGGATGTCTTTCTGAATTCTCCAAATATACTAGCTCTATTTCCTGCTCATATTCTTTTCTGTGATTCAGACTAATTGTAGAAGCCGCTAAGGATAACGGCTTTAAAATGAAAAATCCTTTTTCAAAATCCACTTTTTTCAAGTCTACTGTTAAAAAATAGCAAGGTTTATGAGATAATTCTTTTACTTTTTCCACCAATTTTTGATAAAAACCATCCCCGGAGTATTCTTCTTTGGTAGCCGGATTTTCTGCAATAACTTCAATCACAAAATGCCCTTCCTTTTCGATAATTTCCATATCGTAAGAAAGATAAGCTACCAAAGAATACAGTTTTTTCTCAAGCGAATCCATGACTTTGTACAAATCAGATTCCTCTTTTGAGGCATACGTAATATCTATCGTATAAGCTTTATTACATTTAATTCCAGCTATCTTCATATCTCGTTTCGATACAAACTGTAACACAAAATATGGCTCGGTGGCACCTTGCCGAATATCATCCACGTACACTTCTATCTCCGGGTATAGTGTATTCAGGGCTTCCCCGATTCTTCCTATTATTTCCACGCACTCACCGCCTTTTTTATATGCTTTTTCATAATACTAAGAGTTAATCCATCCACCTCTTGAATACTTTTGGTAAGCATAAATCGACCTTTTACCCATCTTGCTTTTAACCTTTTTCCGAGTACAGGTACGAATCTTCCCGGTGTCTGCCTATGCCCGTACTCTACATACATTCCATATCGGGAGGAGTTATAAACGATAACCCGGCTGGAACCACTTCTACGAATCGCGTTTGTAGCATACCAACTTCTTCTTAGATTTCCCCCTTGATGGATAATGCCTATTCTTGTCTTAATCTTCCCTTTATTTGCTCCCCTAGAATACGTCATAAGCTTTCCATTTTTATCTCTTCTTGCAATTTTTCCTTCCTGACTTACTCCTACCGGTGTTTTCTGCTTTACTCTTCGCAGCAACCTCGCCCCGATTTCATTTAATCCATTTTCCAAAATGGGTCTGGCATCTACGGAATTTTTCTTACATTCTTTCAGAAATTGCGTAAAAGCTTTTTCATCGATTTGTATCTTCATCACGCCACCTCTTGAACTTGCAAGATAATTTCTTGATGGGAAGAATATACCGCGGGTTTTCCGGAACTCCAGTAAGTTTCTGTTCTTCCTAGTTGAGTCACTTCGATTTTTGAGTTTAAAGGAATATGAACATTAGGATTGCAAAATAGAACCACTTGTTGATATACTTTCCCAAGATTTCCTTGCTCTGTTCCTGTGATTGTCTCATAGTCAACTCTACATTTTAAACTCTCTATTAAGACA